TAGTGACTACTGTAGATGCTTATGTAGAAATTTCTTCAGCACCTACTGCAAGTTCATCATCATTTATTTTACCAGCATTTACTGTTGAGTATTTTAGAGTTGCTGGATCTGATAAAGTTGCTGTATTAAGAGTTGGTTCTGTAACAGGAACTGCAAGAGTAACTGAACTTAGTCAATAATGAGACCAGGTTTTATATCATTACGAAGTCAGGATCGCTACCGTAACCGTAGGACAGATGTACCTAATGATGCCCTAAACCTAGAAGATTTAACATATTTATTATTAGAAACAGGCGATAACATCATACGTGAAGATGGTGTTGGTGTTTCATACTTTACTGACACTCCTATTCAAAATTAATGAGAAAAGCAAAGGCTTATCAAGAACACACAGCAGGCGTAAAGAAAAGAACTTCTATTGGCCATAGTGTTCGATCAAGACCTAAAAATAAACAAAAAAGAAGAAGTTTTAAAAAGTACATTGGACAAGGCAAATGAAATTTTCAGAACTTGTAAAATTATT